ACAATTAATCGTCCCAATAGCGCATCGTGCAGAGTGTGCAGCGCCTGTCCTCGTGGTTGATGGGCGCGTTGCAGTCGCAACAGCGGGCGCACGTGAACATGCGAACGAAGCGCCTGAGAAGGCTCGGTCGTGGTTCGGCAACGATCGGATCAGGTATTTTCAGCAACGTAATGCCTCCATGCTTGCCGAGCAGAGGGCAACTTTCGATAAGGTGTAGCGGGGGATTAAGGGGAAGTAAACCTAGTTACGTGGTCGATTGCACGTGCTGTCTGGTATCGAGACCTGTAGATGGGCGCGCATGAAAGTCGGTGACTTCGTTCAGTGGAACCTCGCCCAGTTTCATGGTGTGGATTTTACACCGGCTCGTGGGTGGATAGTTGCGGTCGAGGGCGACTGGGTCGTTATTCGGGTTTCGAACGTGCGACACCCCCAGGTTCCGTTCGCTACACTCCACCGCAAGGACTTGTCAGTCGTGCCACAAAGCGAGCTGGTGCGTCGCGGTGCAACCCTTCTTTCCTAGATGAGGGGCCATCCTCTGGTCATTAGCCCAGAGGATGAAGCGACTCCAGCTTACCCCTGAACTAATCTCTAAGATTAAAGCCGCAGTCGGTAGCGACGTCGAAGTCACCAATGACTTCGCTGTATTCGAGTCCATTTCACTGAATACTTTGCCCCTCCCGGGTAAGGAAGGCTCTCTTTTCGAGCGCGCCACAGTGTCTGCGCTCACTCTCAAGCAGATGGCGGACAGTATCAACAGCGGAAACACGCTCCCGCTGATGCTGATCCACAACATGGACGAGATGCCGGTCGGCCGTGCGTTCGAGGGTGCAGTAACGATGGGCGACGAGGGTGACGCCGAGCTGCGCACTCTTTTCTATATCGACCCGACCGAGGCCAAGCTCGCGGCCAAGATCGATAATGCCTCGGTCGACGAAGTCTCCGTTCAGTTCCTCGCGTCCGAGATCCTCTGCTCGGAGTGCAGTTTCGATTACCGCGGTGAGGACGCAACCTTTGAGAACCTACTGACGCGCACTTGCGCCAACGGCCACACGGTCGGGACAGATGGTGTTCACGTGCGCCTCGTTGGCCTTTCGGCTTTCACCGAACTTAGTCTGGTTCCGCGCGGTGCGGCAAATAAGCCTAAAATTGTTGGTCAGTCTCAGTCAAAGCTCGCCGCGCCTCTTCAAAGACTAGCCGCGAGGGGGTTCGAAGTTTCCGAGCTGTTCTGTGCAGCCTCGAAAGGAGAAGTAAACGTGGATTTGACTGCTCTACTTGCGCGCAATGAGGAGATTGTGACCGAGAACGTCACCCTCAAGGCGCAGGTCACGTCGCTGACCAGTGAGCGTGACGCAGCGACTGCCGCCCTCGAAACGGCCAACACGACTATCGGTGAGCGTGACACGCGCATTGCCGAACTCGAAGCGTCCCAGAACCCGGATGCCGAAGCCGTTGCCGAGCGTGACGCCGCCAAGGCGTTCCTCGCTGACATCTTCAAGAAGCTGGCGGTCGCCGCTGGCGTGGAAGAGCCGCAGATCCCCGAGACGATCGCTGACCTCCAGGCCGGCATCGAAGCGCACCAGTCAAAGCTGTCGGCAGTCCTGCCGATTGGTGGGGCTGGGGCAAACACCCAGACCAATGAAGCCAAGCACGGTTCGAAGTTCAATGCTTCGGTTGTCTCGGCCTTCGCGGTCAACCGCTAAGCAGGAGTAAAGTCACGTGACCTACAAAGCTACCGCGGTCGTTGCCCACTCCTTCAGCTTCCCGGACTTCACGTTCACCATGAACGTGAGCGGTGCGGTGACGACTGCGGATGTTGGCAAGGCCGTTGCCCTCGATACTGGCGCTGAAAACACCGTCAAGCTCGCGGGTGCCGATGACGTCGTCTACGGCCGTCTCGAAAGCGTCGAAACGGGTGGCCTCGACGGCCTCACCGTGGGCGCCGTTTCCCGCAAGTTCCGCGCAATTCTTCCGACTGACGGCACTGCCGTTGCCGTGGGTGACTCCGTCTGTGGCGGCGCCACGGCTGGCACCGTCAAGGCTGCAGCGTCGGATAGCGTCGATCGCAACACCGTCCTCGCGATCCTCACGGGTAACCGTGCGGTGGTCGAGCAGCTCTAAGGAAGGCTTGAACAGTGAACCTCATTGAACTCACCAAGAACCGCAAGCCGGCCGAGGAAGTCCTCGCGAAGCTGATGTCGACCAGTCAGGGCGAAAGCCTCGAGGCGGGGCTCGCGATGGCGCGCGCTGCCAGCGATCTGGGTCTGTCGGTCCGCGACTACCTTCAGCTTGCGGTCGATCCGACCAAGGGCGACTTTGCGAACGACCAGCTCGACGGTTACCAGACGGCGCTGATGGCGGCGAACCTCCCGGTTCGCAACGACTTCGCCAAGGGTGTTGTCCTGCAGGCGGCGTCGGAGACCTTCCAGACCTTCCCGGGTATGCGCATCCTGTTCCCGCCTGTCATGGACGACATCGTCCAGTGGCAGTACCGGCAGGACCAGCTCGAGAGCGTCGACGGCATGATCAGCCAGAGCCGCACGATGAGCGGCACCGAACTGATCACCACGGTCGTGACCGATGGCGCGGAGCAGTATCAGCAGTTCGGCCGCATCGCCGAGCGTGGTACCATCCCGGTCCGCACGATCCAGGGCACCGAGCACTCGGTCAAGTTCTACAAGTATGGCGGTGGTTACGAACTCACCTACGAGTTCAGCCGTCGTGCTTCGCTGGATCTCCTGACGCCGTATGCCGCGCGCCTCGAGCGCGAGGTTGCGATCGGTCAGGTGGCGACGGTGACCGAGCTCCTGATCAACGGCGACCCGGTTCATGCCGCGGCGTCGGTGACCAATGCGAAGACGCTGTCGGCGAGCATCGGCGACGCGACCTACGCTCAGGGCAAGATCAACTGGGAAGCTCTCCTGAAGTGGCTCGTGCAGCGCGCTCAGGCTGGTGTTCCGGTCGATACCATCGTCGGCAACTATGACATGCACTTCGAGTGGCTGCGCATGTTCGCGAAGCCGTCGATTGCTCTGGGAACGCCGCAGGTCGAAGTCCTGCGCGCGGCTGGTGTGAACGCTGCCGAAGCTCATCCGCGCTTCCAGTTTAACATCAACTTCCAGGTGTCTTCGACGGCGCCGGCCCAGAAGCTGATCGGCTTCTCGAAGGCCGACACGGTCGAGGAACTGATCGAGAGCGGTTCGGACATTCAGGAGTCGATCCAGGCTGCCCAGAACCAGACGGTCAAGTACGTCCGCACGACCAACCGTGGCTACCGCCTCGTGTTTGGCGACACGCGCGACATTCTCGACCTCAGCATCGCCTAACCCCCGCGCTGAAGTGGAGGGGGCCGGATTGGCCCCCTCCTAGTCTGGAGAATATTAAGTGAAGTTGCTCGTTCAGTCCATTGGTAACCATACGCTTCTCGACCTCTACGGTCATCAGGAGATCGCGGCCGAGCGGCCGAGCGTGGTGACCCGCACCCCGTTCATCGACGTCAACCGTGGACGCAAGCTCGAAGTGCTCGAGGAGCTTGCCGACGAGGCCACCGACGAGCCGCTCGCTGCAGCCCAGAACGACGACGAGTTGGCTGCGGCGCTCGCAGCCCTGCCGCGTCGGGAAAAGCCCGAGCCGAAGGTGGCTGCAAAGCCCAAGAAGTAGAGGTAGCCAATGAAGCTGCTCGTCCAAACCACTGGTCATTTCGCTCTTCGCGACACCTCCAACGGGCAGGTTATCCATTCCTCGCGCCCAACGGTTGTCGACCTCACGCCGTTCGTTGATGAACGCATCGGTACCAAGCTCGACCTGCTTGACGTGCTGGCCGATGATGCCAGCGACCAGATGCTTCGCGTTGCTCCTGACCTGAAGGCAGCAATCGACGCACTCCCGCGGCCAAAGCCCGAGCCCGAGCCCGAAGAGAAGCCCGCTCCAAAGTCAAAGAAGTAGCCGGTGACCTGGGCCGGCTCCCCCTTCGCCCACCTCATCGAGTTCAACACCGGTCTTCCGATTGGTGATGTTACATATACCTTGATCGGGAACGCGGGCGAAACCCTCCTCGACAGTAGCTTTACCCCCGAGACTGGCGCGCTCAGTCACCTGCTCATCATCCCCGGTGAGCAGAACAACTGTGCCCAGCCACTGCTCGAGAACCGCACACTGGTCTTCACTTATGTGACTGAGACTGGGGTCGTTTCCGACCGTGTCGATTATCGGGTCGTCAAGCCAATCCCCTTCGGAGCTTCGCCCGAGGGCGTTCGCTCCAAGCTCGGCGTGGAGCCCCACGAGGTAAGCGATGACGAGGTCGACCTCGTCACGGCTTACGCCCAACTCCTGACCTTTGGTGATCCCTCGGATTACGAGACAACTGGCGACCGCAACACGCTCATCATCATCCATGCGATCGAAGCCATCGCCGCGTTGGTCATCCTCTACACGCTGCAGGTCAAGATTGCTCAGCGCGAGGCTGGGGGCACTGACCAGTTCCAGCGCTACGGGAAGCCGGATTGGCTCGCGATCGAGAATGATCTTCATCTGCATGTTGCCCGTGCCCGGGCTCTGCTCGATCCTGAGTATGATGCGCTGGGCGCCAACTACCAGGTGTTCACCAAGGTCACCCCGACGCCTGACGTCATCACGGGGGCCTGACCGTGGCCTTTCGTGTTTCCAACATCTACAAGTCGCTGGTCCGACATCTCACTGACACGATCGCCCAAGCGCGTGACGATGGCGTCAGTAGCGATCTTCAGTATTTCCCATGGGACAGCCGCGGTGATGAAGCCGAGCTCCCGAGCACGGACCTCATCGGTCTTGCTGGCTGGAGCTTCAGCGAAAACCGAGGGCTGTGGGAGATCCACTGCGGCATCACCATCTCGACGCTCAACGACGAGAACCTGTTTCGTGAGGTAGAACTGGTTGATGCCATCCATAACCTATGGGGTGAGGAATGCCCGGTGCCGATGCGCGATGACGACGGCACCATTTACACGCAGCTGATCGTCAAGGAGTTCGAGATGCTCCCCGCGGCATTCTCAGAGAAGCGGAACTTCCGCCCCGTGGGGCTAACCCTGCGGCGCACCGACAGTGCCTGACCTAGACATCAATTTCCAGTTTGTTGCTAACGCGCAATCGCTGCAGGCGGAAACTCGCAAGATCAACGCGATCGGTGAGGACTTCGCGCGCCTGATCGTCGATGAGGTCGCTATCGCGGCGTCGTCACGTATTCTTCAGAAAGCGAAGCGCGCGTTCATCAGCGATGTGAAAGCCGCAATCCATGCCGAGGTCGCTAGAATGGCCTCGTACATCGGTCGCTTCATCACACTTCCCGATAAGTATACAGGTCCGCACGGAGAGATGTCTCTTGGCGGCAAGTCCTCGACCGCGGCGCTATTTGGTTTTGAGGAGACGTTCGATCGCAAGAGCACAAACGTAGACTGGGCAGCGCGCACCAAGAGATACCTTGAGTGGAAGCAGAAGCAGGGCCTTCCTGCAAAGTGGTGGGCCGCGGGCTACAAAGGCAAGAAGGTTTCGCGCGGTGGGATGCAGTTGCAGCAGTGGCTGATGCAGAAGGACGCCGGCTTCTATGAGCAGGTGTTCGGACCAATCCGGGTGACGTTCGAGGCAGCCAAAGGACCGCGCGACCACGGTCGCTTCACGACAGCCCGAGCCACGACACCGGGCCTCAACCCGACCTCTGGTCTACTGCGAGCGGCGGGTGACACCAGTATCACCGGCAAGGCAGGTGTCGTGAATGTCACCAGTTCGGGTCGTCGTGGCAAAGTCTCGGCGGATTACCGTGTTGGTACCCTCCGTGTTGACGTGTTCGGGAAGATCACGCCGGCTATGCTCCCGGGGCTCGCGGCGATGGACCCAACCAAGGCTGATGCTTTCCCGACGCAGGGTGTGGTTGGGCTGTTTCCGAACGATGGGAAGAAGGGGCAACGAGTGAAACTGCTCGGTACACGCGCTGGTCCTCATTACCGCTACGCGATCGAGCCGTTTGTCAGTTTCTTCCTGACCCGCGCGATCCCGAACGCGGTATGGCGCCGAACCGAGAACCTGATCCGGGCTGACTAGCCGAGCTGGCAGATCCGCAGGCCGAGCATCTGGTCGACGCGGCTGACCTTGCGGTTGTCGATCATGTCGTCGAGCTTGACGTCGGCGTTGGTGATGAAGCGGCCCATCTCCATGCTCGTCCGCAACTGCTTGTCGAACATCTCTGGCGACGGTTCATAAGCACCCCATACCGGGGGTTGGTCGACCAATCCCGTGTCTCGCTCGAGCCGCGTGACGGGATCTATCTTCTTGCCCCGCTTCTGCCAACTGAACTGCTGGCTGGCCTCAAACAGCCGGAACGACCGGAACGCAACACCGTGGCCGGTCTGCGAGTCACCGTGGTTGCCAGTCATGAATACTGTTCCCTCGGGGTCGCGAATGACCATGCCGGCTTTGACCGGTGCGTTGACGTCTACACGAAGTAGCCGTCTGGGTAACGTGAAGACGCTCGACGGAACCTCACCCTGATTAGGTTCGGTGATCTGTCCATGAAACTGGCCTGACCCACCCTCGAGTACCGAGAACAGGGTCTGAAAGCGGCCGTTAGCTCGCTGCAGTGAGGGCATGCGGAGGAAACTCCCGGTTTAATAGATCTTGTAGAGCATCGCGAACGTCAATCTTCTTTCCGAGTCCGATCTCGATCAACTCGGTGCAGATAGCGTTCTGCGTCTTGTCGCTGGCTTGAGCCATTTCGACAACAATCACGTAAAGTTCTTCGGGCAATCTGAGGGTAAAGGGCCTTACCTTAGACACGGGACCTCGCGGTTCTTCGCGGTGCACCCCCCTTTTCATTGTGAGCAAATCTTTGCGCCGTCAAGGGAAGACTTACAAGTTTCAACCCCGGAGAACACCTGTGGCAGCTGACGTAA